GAACCCTAAGAATGTTACTGAACTTTCTGTGTCGATTTCAAGTAATTCATTATTGAATTTACAATTCTCGAACACAACTCCATCCTGACCTAAACGACTTTTGGTAATCGCAATAGTTGCAAGACCCATCTCTTTTTGTTGTAATGTTTTAGCAACAGAGATAATTACGTGACCAACCTGAGCCTTTTTAATTGACCCACCCATTTGGTCAGTAGTTACAACTTCCGATGAAATTGAAGCTCTGTTACCCTGTGTTGCCGTCCAACCAACTAAATCAAGTTCGTGACACATAGCCTCAAAACCTCTCATTACTGACCCTTCAGCTTTCCATTCATCTTTACTACTTGATTCCGGTAATACACAATCGATATAATCTAATAAAACCATATCAATCTTAATACCATCCGCAATCATCTTTCTAACTTGATTCTTAATTTGACTCATAGTCATCGTATCTGATGCTAATTTTTTCAAAACCAATCTGTTTTGCATTGTCTCCTTAATCTCAGTGATTTTACTCATCACTTCTTCTTTATTTTGAACTAAGTTATCCGGTTCGATACCTGTCCACATAGTGAAGTGTTTTCTTTGAATAATCTTTGGATTATCCTCAAAAAATATTTGAAGTACATTATAACCAAGGTTAAACGCTGTGTTTGAAATTTTAGATAAGATAGTTGTCTTACCCACACCAGTTGGTGCCAATATAACTCCAATCTCACCTTTCGCCAATCCACCTTTAAGTAATTTATCAATCCCCTTAATCCCCATTGGAATTGGATGACGATAATCCTCATCAAGTACTGTGTCTAAATTAGCGAAGATATCAGTTTGACCTTTATCTATCTCTCCAACCTGTAATGCATCTCTCACAAGTCCTTCAACCTTATCATAAGACTCGAAGTCCCCTTGAGTAATAATCTTTTGAGCTTTGTCCATAGCCTTTTGAAGTTCTTGTTGTTTACAGAACTTCAAGGCTTTCTCCTGAACGAAAGTGGTTCCTTCAAATGGAGCCTCTTTAACTTGAGTTAATGTGTCCAAAACAATCTTGGCAACCATCTCTTGGGAGATTTCAGACTTAACTATCTGCTCAAGAGTATCGAAATTAGGAGTAGATTCATATTTCTTGTGGTACTCTTTTGTCATTTGTAAAATGATTTTAAAGTACTTGTTGTCGAAATAGATTGGCTCAATAACATCCATAATTGAAGATGAAAAGTCCTTATCTAATATAATCTGATTCAGTAATTGTAATTGAAATGTGTTCCCTAAATAATCGAAATTTTTGTTCATAAATTGTTTTAAAAGTTACCCTTGTATTATTAAATACTTACTTACTTAAGTCAAGTTCCAAATAATTGTAACTTAATTTTTTATCTGAAAAAATGTCAGTCAATCCTCGAAGTGTTTCCTTCAAGAAAGGTCTTACATCGACAGTATAACGAACTTTTGGTGGATAAAATTTTCCGTCAAAAATTCTATGACAAATTGTCTGTTCCCCTAATTTGATAATAATGTTAAACATTTCAGGTCCATCAGTGAACGATGTGTCCATAATACTTGGGTCATGAATAATAGAATCTTTATTGTCCATCATGTAGACTAAAGTCTTCATTTTCAAGTATTCTTGAAGTTCTTCTTTGAACTCAGCAACAAATTCATATAGTTCAACCGAACTTTTTGCTTTTGGGTTAAACCCTCTTACGTTAAAGAATCTTTGGACTACGATGTTATCGTTTAATGTCAATAAAAATTCCATCTTAGTGCTTTCTTGCTCTCTCATAAATTTAATTTTTGTTTGTGTTTCGTTTTTCTTTTCTTGTTAATTTCATGAATGGTCTTAGGAAATTTACCCAAGCTTCATCGTTTTTTGGAAGATATTTGAAGAGACCATCTTCCATCATAAGTCTCATTAAATTTTTATATCCCCTATCTGTCGGGTCAATAGTGTCTGTAATAATTTGGTCAACTAATTCTTTTCCATCGTCTGTAATTAAAGGGTTAGATAAATTATCTATTTTTTCATTTGTAGCATAAAACTCTTCACCAAGTATACCATTTTTACTTTTGCCGGTCAAAATATTTTCCAAAACTTTTGATTTTTTTACTTGCGTGAGAATCCCAGCATTAACTCTTATTTCGTTAATAGTGCATGGTTTAACCAGCATATCCGGGAATAATTTAACCAAAGTTTTTTCACCTAAACCTTCAATACCACTAATATTATCTGAACTATCTCCGGTGAGAATCTTACAAAGTGATACATTATAATGTGGTATTTGAACTTTATTGATGGTAATCATATCACCCTGTTTAAAGTATTGTTTTAAGTTTGGAGAGTAGATGGTCACCAGGTCCGAAATAAGTTGTGTAAGGTCTTTATCTGACGAAAAAATGGTAATCTCTTCGTTAGTTGCCTTTTGACAATAATAAGCAATCAAGTCATCCGCCTCATTGTAAACCATCTCAACTTGTCTAACAAAGACTTCTTCAAGATATTCTTTAATACGAGCGTTTTGTTGTAGATATGACTCGTACTTAAACTCATTCATATCTTGTTTTCTATTTCCCTTATATTGAGGATAAAGTTCTTTCCGAGTGGATGAACTATGTTCGGCATCCCAGAACACAACTACCTTATCATAGTTATGTTCCTCAAGGAATTTCCGAATTGTATTTATAAAGTGGTAAATGGCACCTAAGTGACTTCCGTCATTGTATAGGTCTTTTACTCCGTGGAATCCAATCTTCATTAAGTTGGACCCGTCAATTAATAATGTTTTAATCACAGTGGTGATTTAATGGTGAATAAACTATGCCTCTTTTTCTTCTTTTAGGTCAAAATCACCATCAGTTCCGATGATGTCTTTCCAATATTCTGCGTATTCTTTTTTATATTTTTCAATATTAATTTTTTCTTCCGCAGTGTCTTTTCCCGCAATGAATCCGTGTGGTGTAACAATAATTTTTCCATCGTCATAACCCAATCCATTGATGTGATTTTTCATAACCGACACTTTTGTTCTTGAAGCAAACTTGATAGTTCTTTTGTCTTTGGTTGCAGTAATCTTTGTAGTTCCCGCTCCTTTTTGATTTCCAAATAAATAAACTAATGATGAGTTTAACCAAATCGCCTCACCACCTTTAGCTTTAATCTTTGGTTGTCCAAAAGGATTATCCGGTAATTCAACCCAAGGTTGATTAACAATGATTAAAGTGTTTTCATATTTTGAATCAGATTTACGAGAACCCGAGATTCTTTGATTGATACCCATACCAATCTTATCTGCCAATGTTGATGCATTGTGTTGTTTACCACCTTTACCTTCATAAGTCATTTTACAAGGCACAGAACCTACTGAATCCCACATAAAACATAAACTATAATCTAAGTTTCCTTTTTCTTGTTCATCAAGTAAGTTATTGATATAGTCAGTAATTTGTTCGATGTAGTCAAAGTTATTATTGAATATGTAAAATCCATCCCAATCTAATTCACCTGTTTCCTCATCAACCACTTCCTCGCAATCAAATCCCATTAATTTAGCGTGTTCAAATGACCATTTCTGTTCTGTAATAATAAACACAGGAAGAATACCTTTCTTTTGAGCATCTACCGCTGTTTTCACAAGAGCAGTTGTTTTACCTGTATCAGAGTGACCTAAGAACATATTAATATGCCCAATAGCAGGTCCCGGTAATCCAACCGCATCCAAGAAATCCGGACCTAAGTCAAAAAATCTTTGTGGTTTGTATTTTGCCGATACCGAGAATTTATCTTTAATTGATTTGAAATCGTTTTTCTTAATCGCCATTTTCTATTTTTTTAATGTGTGGTAATTTGTTTGATTTATTCCTATTGTATTTTGAAGAATCTTCCTCATATAGTACATTAATTTCTTCTTCGTGAAAAGTAATCAGTCTACTACTTATCACACCATCTTCATTAGTACCTTCATCTATCATACCAAATAAAACACTATCACCAATTTGTTTACTTCTACCTGAGAAGTATGTTTTATCTTTTAGTTGACTTAGAATTTCATAAGATAACATTTTATTGTCTCTTAATTGTAAGTCAATTTCTTCTTTAAACGTCATATGATAATATTATTAAAACTTGGACATCTTGTCTAACTAAGTGTCCAAGTTTAATTGTTTTATTTTAGAAAGGTAAATCTTCGTCTATCTCATCGTTTGCTTGAGGGTCAACCGGTGCAGAACTTTGAGGTTTTCCTCCACCAAATGATTCTGTATTTACTGAATCACTTTCGTAAAGGTATCCACCTTTTTCCGAATCCCATCTTGGAGTTTCTCCACGAGCAATAGCTTCAAGGTATTCTACCGGTTTTTTAGAGTAAACGTCTAACCAAGTTAATTCGTCAGTAATCCACTCATTAGCCTGAGCCGGGTCAGTATGTACCGGACCTTGGTCCTCATACATAATTGTAGATACAGTTGTATATTCTTTTCCTTTTGGAGTTTTTGCTTTAGTCAATTCAATGATTAAATCTCTACCGATTTGAGCGTCGGTAATATCCCCTTTATTTCTCCAAATTGGAATGATTTTATCTAAGATACCATCATTTTTGTAGTTGTGTTTGAATCTCCAAAATTTTGGTCCGTCTTCTTCTCTATCTCTATCGATAACTTTTACGATATAGAATTTACGAGAACGATACTGAGCCGCCAATTGTTTGTCCGATTCTTTTCCGGTTGAGATTAACTCTTCGTAAACCTCGTTTAAAGGTGAACGTTCGTTATCGTTTTTTCCCGGGTCGTAGAATTTTTGCCATTGTCCACCAACTTGAATCTCATGATACCAAGCTTCTTTAAATGGTGAAGAACCATCACTCGTAGGTAAGATTCTAACTCTTCTTTGTCCAGATTGCTCCTTATCACCTAAGATAAGTGCAAAATATTTTTTCATTCTTTCGTCTTGCGACATTTTCCCTTGGGCCCCGCCCCCTGATTGTTTTGAATTTTCGTACTGTGCCAATACGGCGTCTAATGAACTCATGTGTTATAAAATTAAGTTGTTAAATTGTTCTTTAAATATAGGTGATAAAACTTGTGAAGTCAAATAAAAAAAGGTGTCCGTTAAGACACCTTTGAATTTTTTGTTATCGTTTGAATGATGTTTTGTAGTCATCTTCTTGAGAACCAGGTTGGAATGAATTTTTAATATCATTCACATTAATATCTTCAACTTCGTCTGAAGTTAAAACATAATCATTTTTTCCTGTTTTTTCCATCTCATCTTGTTTGTCATCGAAGAATTGTGAAAGTTTTTGGTTGAATGGATATGAATCGTAACTTCTCAACTCTAATTTTTCTTGAGGAGTTTTTTCACGATACTTCTCAATTTTATTTTCAAGTGAGTTTAATTTATTCATTACATTATCCATCTCACCTAATTTAGCTTCTAAGTTAGACAATTGGTTAAACAAGTTTTCAAAATATTCTTCTTGTTTTGTTTCAATATTTTTTTGAGAATTAACTAAATCAGTTATTTCAAGTTCTTCAGATTCTTCACCTTCAGCGCTTGTTTCTTCTGATTGTCCCTCATCGTCAATTTTTTCAACGTCAGGGTCATTGGCAACATCAATTGGTTGTGGTGCCCCTTCTCCCGGTGCTGGTGGTGGTACTGCCTCAGAAGGTGCCGGTGCCGGTGGAACTTCTCCTCCCGCAGGTGGTGGTGGCGTTAACGCCTCTAACCCCGCTGTTGGGTCTTCAGGAACTTCCGCCTCTTGTTCCATAATATACTTGTTGATATTATGATATCTTGCAATTTCTTGTATTAATTTCTTGTCTAAACCCATTTCGATTATCCGTTTAATAATTGTTTAATTCCTCCTGCCGTTTCAACTCTAACTTTTCTATTAATAGTTGTTTGGTGTCCGGCTCTTTCAATAAGACCATCTCTTTCTCTGATTGTATAACAATCCCCTGTGTCTAAATCACAAACTTGTTGTGTTCCGTCACCGTTATCTGTTTGAGAAACTCTAGTTGATTTCCCAAGATAGTTGTCTAATGCTGATTTTATGTTCATAAAATTGTTTTTATTATAAATATATCGTTATGTTATAAAGTGAAAACGTCACTTACTATAGTTTGAACTAAAACTTCACCACCAATCGGAGATGTATTACCATACGGTTTATATTGTACTTGTAATCTAAAATTCCCCAATTTATTAATATTAATTAAATTAGTGTATTTAGTGGATGCACCTCCACTACCACCATAACTTGCAATTTCATATGTTTCAGCATATAAAACTCTATTATTCAGAGTTTTTGGTTCGTCAAATGGTTCTTGAGTTGTTAATTGATATGTAATATATCCTCCATCCGGTTTTTTAATATTATAATAACTCCAACCATTTCCTTGTAACTCAGTAGACTCACCTATTTTAATGAACGCAATTTGTTGAGGTGGGAATGTTGGTAATGTTTGACTAGATGGAACATTGTCAACAGGAACTTGAGATTGATTTGGTAATGTATACCAAACTTTGAACGGGAATTGTTGTACCACAGGTTGTTCTTGTCCTTTATACGCTTTAAGAATAAACACAATATCTATTTGTGTTTTACCTTCAATTTTTGGTATATCATTTATAAAATAACTTTCAACATCATTTAAGGTAACATTGAATTGATTATTTGTTACTTGTCCTCCAACACCTATCACACTTTGTGAAATATATTTTCGAGTTACCTTACCATTAACTTCTTCCAATTCATACACAACATATTTCATATCAGGATTAGGTGATAATACATAACCTGTAGATTGTGGATTTATCTTAACATTTAATGACTGAGTCTTACTAGCATTTAATTGAACCGCAGTACCAATCATAGTTAAAGGTCCTGTGTTTTGAGGGTTAGTATTTGGTGTCTCTGATTGAGTTGCATTTGCAGTTTGATTTTGAGGGTTTTCATACCCACCCGGAGATGCAGCAGATGACGCAGCGATTGATGGGTCAAATGTATAATCATTTGTACTTGTTACGGTACCATTAGGAGTCACAATAACAATCTTACCTTTATTAACTACAGTACCCGTTCCAATTATTGGTGTGTTAAACCTTAATGTCGTATTATTAAATACCGTGAATTCTGTCGCAGGAACACTAACTCCATTAACTGTAACTGAGGTTGCACCATTAAAACTAACTCCATTAACTTGAACTATAGTTCCAGTATTACCTGATAAAGGAGAGAATGAAGTAATTGATGTTGGTGGACATGCTAATTGTGAGGTAACCGCTGCAGTATTTGGAACACCATTTGTAGTACCTTGACTTTCAACTTTATTAATTTGATTTTTCAAATCTTCAACAATCGCTTTAGTCGCAACACCAACACTAAGTGCCGATGTTAACGCCTTATCAAATGTCTCTTTAGTTTCAGTATATTCTTTAGTATGTGAATCATAAGTAGATTCACTAACATTTTTAACCGGCCAATAACAAGCATAATATTTAACAAGGCCTAAGGTCAATACTTGTGGAACTCTTTCCTGTAATCTAGCAGTCATAAACGACACAAACGTATCAACCGATGCGAAATTAGCAACAGGTGTTGTTCCTTTAGTTGAAGGATTTGGATTAAGATTTACACAAGAATATGTACTAAGGAATGTGTCATCAATCTGACCGTAATCAACATTTAATGGTGCCGTTGCAAAGTTATTATTCCAACCATTAAACACACCTAATTTACTATTACTATCTTTTTGGAAAGTTCTAAGATAAGCAATACAATAAATAATTGTTGCTAACTCAGGGTTATTTGGCATAATTCGTTTAAGAACGTCCGCAAATTCTTTTTCAGTCATCTTAGTAAGAACAGCATTTGTCGCCTGATATTTTTTAGCCAAATAAATTGGAAGTACCTGACTTTCACATTCATTTGGTGTTCCTTTAGTATTATTTGCAGATTGAACTGTATTATTTGTTTTATTAGATTCTGTTGACGCACTTAATACATTAATAGTATCTTTCTTAATTTTAAGAAGTTCCTCAACTTTTGTTAATAAATTTTGATTAATACTTTGAATAAAACTATCAATTGCAGGTAAATCATATACTCCTTGTCTAATACCCTCAAATTGAGTTTGGAATTGACCAGGTTGTATTGAATGTGAAACTTGCTGTATCATATATGGACCATTAAACATTGGAACGTGTCTTAAATTAAAATACATCGTTGGTTGTAATAGAGCGTTTCCTAAACAAACAACAGAACATTTATAACTTCTTTGTTTATAAAGGTTATACAAACCTGCATTTTGTGTTGCAACATTTTTACCTGAAGATTGGTCAACCATATTTATCTGTGTCGCAATTGATTCAGAAGTAGCAGTACCACTATCCTGAGAAACAGAGAATGAGTAAAATACATTTTGATTTCTTACTCCAATATCAACGGTAAACCCAACACACTTATTTGAAACCCCCCAATCTTTTTTACCAACTTGATTTTCAATCAAAGGATTTTCAGAGGCACGACTCATATTAAAACCGTCATCTCTAAACCTAAAATTACCTTTTGGTAAGTCCAAATATTGAGATGGTTTCCCAACATAAAAACAAACCATTTTAGAACTTGATTTTCTATAATCGACATCTAAAAATGTTCCCCATAAACTATTGGCAAACTCTAAAGACCCTTCGGCTCTATTTGGTATTGTTGTACCATCAACATCCTGAACATTATAAAAATTAATATAGGCAGGTAGGTTCATCACAGTAAAATTATTCTTAATCAATAATCCACTAATAAACGTATAAACACTCATGGTTTCGTTTAAAGATTTCTGACTAAACATACTCCTCATTTCAAAAATATCCAATAAGATAGTATCACCAATATTTCTTGACGCTCTATCCAAAAATAAAATATCTTCAAACAATGTTTTAGTTTTGTAATCTCCACCCGCAATCCATTTATCATTTAACGCTTTGAATACCTCGTAATTCTCAACTTTACTTTGTTGTCCATCAATTACACTTTGAATTGTTTTTTCAGGTAATTGTTGTTGGTCAGGTAATCCTCGTCTAACTCCATCTAAAACAAGATTTAAAAAATTATCTTGTAACACACTCTCATTAGTTAGGTATTGGTTAATCTGAGCCTGAAATTGAGCAACGGTAGTAGTTGGATTTTTTAATTTTTGAGTTGCATACATTTTGATAATTGGTGCCAATAATACAACATTCTCAACTGAGAATAAAATATTATTATCAATAAAGAAATCTGTAATATATGAACCGGTACTACTATATCTAACATTATTTATTGTTGAGAACCCAACTTCTGTTTCAAGAGCAATCCAAGCATTTGGATTTAACGATTGAGACTGACTAAGACTTAATGTACTTGTTTTAGTTGGTAATGTATTTTTTACATATGGTTGGAATTGAATTGGGTCAACAACTTTTTGCACGTTATTATGTGAAAGATATGAATCAAAAATTCTTCTTTTATAATTTGACGGATTACCATATCTAAATAAAATATCATAATTCATAAAATCTTTGATACCCGCTTGGAAAATATTATATTGAACATCAATAATTTTCGAAAAATATTCAGGGTCCAAAACACCATTTCCTTGAGCCGGCACCGTCATTAAATTTCTAAATAATGATTGGAAATTTCTAAATGTAGCATTAACTTGAACTACTGATGTTTCAAACTGAGAAACTTCCGCACCTGTTGAACTATTGGTAATCGGTTTACTAAAATTTAAAAACTCTTGTTCAAATGAATCTAATATTTTTTTATCAAAAACTGAAAATATCTCTTCAATTTTAGTGTAATTATCTCCATTCAAAAAGTATAATGGAGATTGTGTCTCTCCACTATTAATTAAATTAATATAAGAATCCGGTTGAGGGTATGCAATTTGATTAGCATCAAAATATCCATAGTTAGGCGCTGACCATAAAGTTCTAACCGAACCATTATAAACACTAGGGTTTGAGGTTAAATCAACTTTAGTATTGTTACCTGTTGTTAAATCACCAATACAAGCAACCTCAGATTGATTTAAAGTGTTACCAAATGACGGAACCACAAAATAGTCGGTACCTTTAGTATTATTAACAGGATTACAATTAACTTCAGGGTAATAATTACTACTACTAAGTAAAACCGAATATGTCGTAACACTTAATGATTTACCGTTTTGGTTTGCATTTATATTAGAGTCTTTATAATTAAACAACTTCATTCCACCATCCACGCTTTTTTGAATTTCATCGTTAGTGTAATTATCATACAATTCAAACCCATTATAAAAAACGTTGAAGTCATTAATTACTTTAGGATAAAATCCAATATTCATGTTCGCAGTAATCGGTGTCTCTTCTTGTAATGTTATTGAAATAGGGTCACTATTATATTTAAACTGATAGTTTTGAGTATTTGAACGTAAAATAGGGCTATAATTTGTTGTATAGTCAAAGTTAGTCCAAGCAGTTGTTAAAATATCAACATTAGATTCTTTGTATTTTTTATAACGATGCCAAATTGACCCATACTTTAATATCCAAGCATAAGGTAATTTATGAATTGCACCAAATTTTTTCAAACAAGATGAAATATAATCTAATTCCTCAACAAAGGTCCCTGTATTAGTTTTATATCTTTCTCTTAAAGTCGCTAATGGTAATGAATTTAAGAAAAGGTAAGCTGATTGAACATATGGATATGGGTCACTACTTCTATTATTTTGAACACCATTTATTATTGAATTAACAAAATACGGTGTATTCAACATAGAAGTTGTGGTTTTGAATGGTAACTGATTTGTTGGCGTTGTAAAATCACAATACCCCTCAGTTGCAATAAAATTTTTAGGTTCTCGACTCTTATAATAATCAACAAACCCATAAGGATTTAATAAATTAAATTGTACCGCAACTAATGACGGATTTTCATTTTGATAAAATGAAAAATTTGTAACCGGTCTATTGGTCGTAAAATTATAAACATCATTAAAATTTGAAATAATTTTTCTTGGCTCAAATATTTTTAAAGTTTTCTTTGTATTGTACACTTCATTACCCACCGATTTATTACTTGAACTTAAATTAGTTAGACACCACGTAGGGTCTGTATAAGGTAATGTATCCACAACTAATGGCTCATTTGAAGCGTTTGTTAATAATTTCTCAAGAGCTAACGATTTAGTACTTACTTGAGGTATTTTTCCAATATCTGATGTCGATAAAATACTATAAGAGTTGTCTACCAAATTTTTAATATATGGTGTAACAAAGAAATCACGAATATAATCCTGATACGCTCTTCCGGTACCATTATTTGAAATAGTACTCAAGAACTCAGGATACGAATTCGCCTTTAAATTATAATTTTTAAGTTTTAATGTTAAATATGGAGAACTTATTCCAAGACCTTTCACAATATTATTAACTTCTGCCTCAACATTTAACTTAATTAGTTCATCAATCTGATTAGAGTTTGCTCTAATTAACCCTGAATAGTGTGAAGTTAAAAATTGTCTTTCCCAAATTTCATAAAAGAATTTTACCTCTTCCTTATTAACATAAGGTAATCCGGCAGACGGAAATTCAATTGCATTAATGTTGATTCTATTAGTATCTCTTTCATTATCTAATGGTGGTGGTGCAATTGGTACACTGAATTTTTGTGTTATACCTTTCATATACTCCTCAACAAATTCAACTTCAGGCCATTTATCAAACAAGTACCCTTGTGTTAAATCAACAACCGTTGGGTCCGCAATATATTTTAATTGGAATCTACCTTTTTTATCTTCAGGTGTTTCGACAAAGAATAAAGGCCATGGATAAACCGGCTCTTTAGCATTTGATAACCCTTGATTTGATTCTTGAGCACTAGTAGAAATCTCAAAATTTTGTCTTGTTTCAGAACTTTGAGCAGATGACGTATTGTCCATAATTGCCTGTTTTCTAACAGGGTCATATTTAACATTCCAAGCATTTGTATGTACATCGTCCAATAAACGAATAAAAGCCTCTGCTGACGCCATAACAACAGCAATCATATTTCTTACGGTAGGTGTAAACCCTAATCCTGTTGAGGTATCTTCAATTTTTCTTAATAATTCTGCAGAAATTAATGACTCATATTCTGATAATTTTTTATTAGCATTTGTTTCAAGTAATGAAATTTGACTATCAAATCTATTATTACCTTCAAATATAAAATAAGTCGTGTTTACAACTTCAGGAGCTTGTCTCCCATTAACTTCAGTTACCGCAACAACAGGAATTTTTGTTTGGTATATTTGTTCTTTCAATGCTTTGATATCCTCTTCGGTCGGTAATACTTTACCTGTTTGCACTCTAACCGTTTCCTTCCAATTAATAGCCCCGTCAGCAGGTGGGTCAATAGTAAGATTTTTAAATTTAATTGGATTTGGAATTGGAGACTCACCATTATTACCTAAAGTGGCATTTTCGGCTAAAGCCTTGTTAAATTTGGTAATATAACTTTCCAATAATTTAGTCGCAGCATCTTTTTCCGTTTGACCTAATTTTTTATAAACATAAACTCTTTCATTTGTATTGTTTAAAATAATTGGTTTTGGGTCAAGATAAGTATTAAACCAAGAAACATTCGCACCTCTAACGGAAGAAAAATATTGTTTCAGAATTTCTTTATAATTTCGAATATTAGTCAAAGGTTCAACTTTGGCCTTAGGAAATGAATTCATTATATTATTCTCAAACGTACTTAACTTAGTCATTAATTGAAATACGGTTAATTCAGGTAAATCAGGAGCAATTAATCCTTTAGCCTTATATTCACTATAAACCTCAGCAATTTTTTGATAACCTCTTTCTGAAACTATTTGAGTTGTAAAAGCATCACCACTTTGTGAGTTGTTTTTGGAAATAACACCTTGAGCACTTGATTGAGATTCCGCGGCCTTATTAGATTCTTGAGTACCTCCCGGAGTTGTTGAAACATTAAAAGTTTGTCCATACATATGAGGAACTGCCAATAAATGTCCCATTGAGATTTCATTAAGGACATTAAACTTATAACCTTTAAACTTTAAACTAACTTGATAATTTCCACTAAATGAATTAAATCTTGCATTAAAAGTTTCTAAATTTAATTGATATCTAATCGCTTGTCCATAAAACCCTTTTAATGTCAGGTAAAATGGTGGGTAAGGTAAATTAAAAAATGCCGCATATGGAGAATTATTCCCTAATTGAAATAATGCTTTACCTTGGACATCTTCTAACTCCATTGTAACCGAAGGAACAAATGATGAATTAGTAGTAACATTAATTTGGGTAATACCTAATAAACCATTATCAAAAACATCTTTTAAATTTGCCGGAGAACTAATAATATAAGGTGTGTCACCATCTTTTGGGACTACAGCCTTTTCCATCATTTGATTATCACCTTTGAATTTTGTTGTATTCTCACCAGTTAACTCATCATAATAACCTACACCTAAAAACGAATCTTTGGTTGGTTTTAAGAAATTCATTTTAGCAACAGAAATTGTTCTAATTCTATCTTCAGGACTTCCTCCTACTGCAAGTTTAGTTCTTGGAAGAACTTCTGCCTCCAAATTTGCATACATTACTAAACTCTCATGGTCTATTAATCTTTCCTGTATTTTACCCGCCGAGTCAATTGTTTTGTTAGGGTCAACAACAATAATATTATTGTAATCAAACTCTACTAATATATCTCCGTTGTTGTCTGCTCTTAAGTTACCTGCCATAATAATAAAAATGATTTTCTAAGGCCCCCTTATAGTCCTGTAATGAAGGTAGTAATGGAAATGGTATAATCAATACCGCACCATCATATATGGTATTTTCTAAACCACCAAATTGAGGATTAGCTTGAAGTATTAACCAACCAAAATATGGTGAGTCATAATAATCCTGAGATACTTTATCCAATCGACTTCTACCCACTTTATAAATAAATGCTTTATCCGTAGGTTTTTGAGGTAACTGCACGTAAGGTACAACGGTTTGTTCACCGTTAATTAGAAATTCACTATACCTATTCCAATATTGAAATGCCATTAATTAAGTTTTACTTTTGATATGTATGCTCCTGTCGAAACTCCATCATTGGAATTCCATTTATTATTATCTGTATTTCTATTTGTGGTATCCGCTAATGAAGATATCATAGTTTTTTGTGATTTTATCTTATTGTCACTTCCATCAGTATCTGTTGTGTAGGTAAATACACGTGTTTTTTTATCGAATGGTGTAAATTTTAAATAATTTTTCAACTTATTTTTCTCAACATCATCAATAAACGCCTTTGTTGTATTATTTTCATCAACAAACAACGGTCTTGTTTGTGTAACCCAATAGTTGTCAAACTTAGCTTCGACATCATCAAAACCACCACTTAATAAACCACTATTGTTAATAATATTACCAATCATGGCAGTTTTAAATGTTTCATATTTTTTAGTATCAACAACATCATCAGAAACTATCATGTAAACTCTTCTAAAAATATTATTCTCAAATTTAGCATTTTTACTAAATGGTTTAAACACATTTTCAACAGTGATACTACTGTCCAAAGATTTACCTTTAGTATCCGTTTCAAAAACTAAAGTACCTTTATAAGCTAATTTGTCTGATGGATTAATAAACTCAGTCTCACTCCATATCAGAAGATTAAACTCTTGGATGCTATCGTATATTTTTCTAATGTCATTATCAAGTTCAACTAACGTATCAGAAACACCTGTTGATGACGCATGAACGTCCGATGTTCCACTAGTTACATACACTTTAACAGGTCCTGATTTTGCCTGATATCCATCAGTACCACTAGGGTAACTTGTTGCGTTAAAATTAATAATATTAGCCCTACCGATTGTTTGAATATACGTCTGTTCTGTAGTTGTAATATCTTGAGTTATTTTAGTTATAGCATTTTGAAATGACGCTCGTTTGTTTTTAACAAAATTTTTATAATTTTCTTTTAACTGACGAATCACTTTAGGCGAGAAATTACAAACAGTCGACGACATAAAAGTAATAAACCCTTCATCCCCACTTTGAATATTCGATTCTAATTCACCAAAAATTGTGTCAAATCTTTTTTCAACATTACTCGGTTTTCCAAATAAAACAGATGCCTTTGGGTCAACTACAAAATTACCTTGGGTATAAGAACGTTCCAACATCCATTGTTGCCTAACCGCATTATTATATTGATTAACACTTTCTTTTGTTTTGTTAACAACCGTTTGGAAATATGTTTGAGTTTCATTGACAAACTTAACCATAAAGTCAGAATAACTAAGAGTCCCTGTTTCAGTATTTCCTGATATAACATTTGTTAATGTAACACCAATTGTACTATTATTGTTTTGCCCATTCTCAACCGCGGCTTGATTAATTGCCGGTGCCTGAGGAGGAGATGCCATTGCCAAAAATTCTTTATCTAAAACTTTTAAGAAATCTTCCTGTGAGGTAGCATCCGCTCTATCATCCCAAATTTCAGTATTAGCATAATAATTAAACGTTAACGCATTTTGTAATTTATCAATAGATTCTTTTAATCCACTACCACCCACAAATTTAAACCCTAAAGTCACATTCGCAATCATTGGTTGAATACCAATCCCTTCTGGATTAATATCTAACGATTCATACGCGAGACTTAATGATTCAGGTATAATTTTAGTATTATAAAAATCCCCAATACGTAATACTAATACCGGAGGTGCCCCAAATGATGTATTTGTAGCGTTATTATATTGTAATTGTTGTTTACCCGCAATATCTTTAATTGTTGGAATAGTATCTCCTGGTCTCATACATTGTTGTAAAAATGTAAGACGAGAGTTTAATCCTTCAGGTGTTGTTGAATGGAATGCTGGTTGAAAAAACTTTAATTTATCTTTAAGGTTATCATAAACCATAGGTGTCTCAGCTTTGATTGTTTCAAAGTAGTCACACTCAGATAATAAAGCTCTTAAAACACGTTTAGTAATATTATCCCTTGGTTTATATTCTTGAGTAACAACTTCTTCTTTAACCGTTTTTAATACTTTATTTTCCTCAACAATTGTTGTGTATTGCGCCGGTGGTGTAGTCGTTGGTTGTTTGATTGTTGGTAATATTGCTTTAACATATCCTCGTCTACAAGCCATTGCGTTTGTTGTTGTAACATCATTAGGACCAACTTGAGTATCACCATTAACTGCGTTAGGGTCACTATCAGTACAATTCACGTTTTTACCAATTTTAAACTCTTTTTTCACAGTATCAAATTGTAATACTTGAGCATTTTCACCAAGAACAGTTCCCTTAAATAATAATTTTTGGTTTTTTATAAATGGTTGCAAAACCGCACTTTCATTAAAAAATTTAAGAATGGAATCAACCCTTCTTTGAGCCAATTCTTTATTATATGATACAGTTGCAGGGGCAGAACAACTAGCGTCAATGGTGACTGTTATTGTACCATCACTATCTTTATATTGTGTTAATTGTTTTGCCAAATCATTAACAAATTCTTTTGCTAAATTATAGTTAGGGATAACTACTGAATCAAAAAATACATTAGTTTCTTGAGCGTTTGGTTTACTATTATAGTATTGTCTATTACCCGAACTAGTATATCTTGTAAATTCTTCAGTGTAATTAGGAATTGGCTTATCTTTTTTCGGATAATCATTACCAAAATAAAACCCTAACTGATTATATTTGGTAAAATCAACGTTAGTGTTTCCACCACCACCTTCTTGAGATACGTTAACATCCGCACCTGTTGGTGAATTAACACCGGTCTGAACAGTTTTCTTAATATACTCGGTTTGTTCTTTAGTTGTTTCTTTTGACGAAATCGCTTCTTGTAAGAGAAATAAATCATTTGGATTAACCGTATAATATTTTTTAGCTAATTCATATAAATCATATTTTCTACATCCAGCGAAGAATGATTCTAAAATACTATCAACTCTAACTTTATTAGTTTCATTATTTAATATTTTATTAACTATGACATTCAACGCAGATGGATGGTCAACAACTATCTTCCACGTTAAACTACCTGAACGAGATGTACTCTTATATGTATAGATAGGTTCCGGTCTACCAAGGAACTCACTTGAATTCCAATTCGCAGATGTTTGTTCAGTAAAAGTTAATCCATAAGGAGCAAACCACATAACTCTACCACCATTAGGTCCTCTCTCACATATTGCCAAATCAGAAACTGAATATCCCGGAGTACTTGAAGTTCTCCAAGCCAAGTTTTCCAATGAAAACATATATTTTTTGGCATATCCATTATTCATCCCACCAATAAGGTTAGTTGAATCTTGTCCCCCTTCTTGTTTGTTTGGGGCAATGTTTAAGTTATAGGTATTATCAAATACCGAATCAGAAAATCTTCTACCCGATGTTGTTATACCATCTACTTTTTGTAAATCATTATATTGTAGATATGGAACATCTTTTGCAAAAATACGACAATACTCGGTTCCAACTTCTTGTCCAATATCACCAACATATCGATAAACCTGAGAACCTTTAGTTATTTCTTTATATCCGTCATGGAAAACTTTACTAACTTGGTCAATAGCATTACCTACGTGTTGTAATCTTCGACCTCCTTGAGGTTGACTATTAATTAATCTCTGAGTGTCATCTAAAATAGAACCCCCCTTAAAAGTCCTGTTTGTTGATTCAGTTGTGTTATATGATGAAGGTTTAAAGTCTTCATCCTCATCTGTAACAACACCACCTAAACCAACTTTTTTTCCGGCATTATCTTTATACTTTGGAGAAACCCAAGTAAAACCACCTTCAATACCACCACCATTAGAATATGTAGGTCCATTAGCACCTAATCTAACATCTTTACTTGGTCCTTCATAAAGTTGTGCCAACTCTTGAGGCCCATATACCGGTGATTGTTGTTCTTTACCAAATTGGTCAACAGGTAAATCACCTCCCGGAGAAAATATTCTTGACGGGTCAGAATTTCTTGAACCAACATAAAAATTACTGTTATCAGATAATGTCCCGGTTAACGCACCGGCAACTCTATCAAATACACTTCTATCAAAATTTGGTTTGTATTTGTTATAATCAATGTTTTTAAACAAACGTGATTTTTGACCAGCACCTGTGTTGTTATAAAAAATTTGTGACCCGGTTTGACCCGCACCTAATAATTGATTAAAAAAGTTTCCAACAGTTGTTCCTGCAATTGCGTTTGTAACTTGTTGAATTGTTGTAGGTTGACCCGGATTAATCGCTGGGTCAAAATAAGAACCCGGAATTAAACTTATAGGTAAAATACTACCACCTAATCTAAGTGCAAAATCAGCGGCAGCTGTGATTGGATTTGATGGTACGGTTATTTGCCAGTTTGGTTCTAATATTGGAACTTGTCCTGATAAAATATTAACTAAGTCAGTACCACTTGTAACATTTAATATGTTGGCTTGTCCTATCGTCTCTAATCTTATTCGAGCGGCAATTCTTTCTTGGAATTCATTTCTAAGTGTTTGTGCACCTAAACGAGCAATATATGAATCTTGACTTAGATTACCATTACTACCGGTTGGGTTAGTTGATAATAAGATTGATAATGGAGAATACGATGATGGAACAATTGGTCCCGGATATGGTTGTCCGTTACTTTGTCTGTCTTGGTCAGGTCTAACTGTCTCTAAACTTGAAAATGATTCTGCCGAGTCAAACACATTTAACCCATCAGCATAAGCATTTAATGGTCTCCATAACCTTACCGCGTCATAACCCTCATCAACAATATGAGCATCTTGTTGACCTGGTCCATATTCACCTTGATTAGAAATACTATTAGTTAATCCATTTGGGTCGGGAACTTGTTGATATCCACCTTCATTACCATATCGATTTAAAGGATACAGTTGATTAGCTAATGATGGGACATCAATAAGTTGGTCAGGACTATCAATAACCGATAAATCTGACTGAATATGTTCATACGGAACTTGAACAGAAGGTCTACTTGGAGATTTAGCGTAAGGCACTAAATTCCTTGTTATTAATTTCTTTCTGAAACCATCCGAATTTACGTAATCTAATGGACTATTTGACATCTATGATTTTTATTTTATAAATAGATTATTAGTAAGTTTTTGAAACAGGTTCTTTTGAGTTATCCGGAGTAGTTAATCTAAGGATATAGTCTTTAAACTTAGAGTCATTAAACACAGAATCAATAAATTGTTTAGTTTGTTCCGCACTCATACCCACAGGTACCTTAACATCAACTTCAATTTTTCCTCCAACATCAACAGTTCCTTTAGTTGTTTGAGTTGTTGTGTTGCTTTGTGTATTTTGTAATGTTTCTATTTTATTTCCTGACGACGCATTTAATGGAGATGCGGAACTTGGTGATTTAACACCAGAAATCTCATTAATTTTTTGAAACCCACTTTTAAGCGTGCTCTCACCAACTGTCTTATTTGTTAGTTTTGTTGCAATATTTTCACCAACTTCTTTTAATACTTCAGTAAATCTTTTTTGAGATGCATCTAAAGTACTTCCAAGACCATTTAATCCATTTGATAATACATCCGTAAGAGGTTTATTACCCTCTTTTAATTCTGTTGCAACCTTACCTAAAGTATCTAATATACCTTCACTTAAATCCCTATAATCTTTTGTTTTTCCAAATTTATCAGAAGTTTCACCAAGAATTGTCTTACTCGCTCTTTGAGCCCCCGCAATACCTTGTCTCACCTGTTTTGGACTTGTAATTCCTTGTTCAAAAGCAACCCTCAATCCTCTAATATCTGCTAACATTGCTTCGTCAATAGTAAGTTGTGACCTAGCAATCTCTTCTAATGTTTTAGGACCTTCTTTTTGTTCTTTAATCAGTTTATCCATTTCGGTTTGAGTAACCTCACTTAACTTTTTAGTATACTCATTACCCTTGTCATCTGTAAGTTTAACTTCATAATCACCACCTTCACCCATTTTAGCAATATTGGCAAGATATTGTTTATCTTCTTCTTTGATATTCAAACCAGCCATATTAACCGCTGAAAGTCTTTGGTCTAATTCCGCGGCAGCAAGTCCCATTTTTGACATTTCTTTTGCACTAACCCCTGTTTGTTTTTCCATTTCTTTTAATGTTAAAACTCCTTGAGGATTAATCTTAAATGTTTTTGTCTTTTCGTCAAAATATGTATATTGTTTTGCAACATCCGCTAAACTATCTTGTAATCCTGATGGGTCATTAATAGACATATTCATTAATTGGAATGGGTCCGCCAAATTACCCGCGGACACTCCTAATCTTTGAAAAGCAGATGCTACTTCAATTGCACTCTCAGGGTCAAGTACTTTTTCAGCTAATGCAAATGTTTCTTTCATATCAAATCGTAACATAGATGCTTGTGCCGCCATTTTAGTTAACCCTTGAACACCTCCGGCAAATTGGTATCGATTCATCTGCCCCATATTATCGGAAACATCTTTCATAACCGCTTTGGTATTACCACCAATACTACGAACATAGTTAACAGAGTCTTCTAATTGTTTTCCAACTTGTTCAATACCAACACCAACATCTAAAAACGCGGTACTTAATTCTGCTGCACTACCCCCAACAACTTGAGTCGCTGCATAAAGTTTTTCTACATCTTCAGTGTTTGCAATAACATTACGTCTTGAGGCGTCTGCAATACCAATCATTGTAGATTGAACATCTTTCATGTCCCCACCCAAACGGGCAACTCTTGGAGCAGCATCTGAAATTGACTTATACATTTCAGAAAGCCTTTCCTGTCCTTGTCCAAAGGTTTTATTAAGTTCGACTTGAGCATTATAAGTTTCCTCAATTGTCTTCCCTAATGTTTGCCATGTTACTGTCGCCTCTTTTCCAAGTTTTTGAGCGAACGTTAACGATTCTTCAGTTCCTTCTTTTAATTTGTCTTTTTCGTCTCCTGCTGCCATAATTTGAATGGTGTTTTAATATAAATACAAAAGGACTGAGTTTTCAGTCCTTTGAGTTATCTTCAATCCACTTATCTAATAAATATTTTCTAACAAATAGAGGCATTGCTTGAAAATCTTGATAAGTTATGTTCATTAATTTGTTCAAATAGTAGAATTCATCTATCTGTCCTTTTCTATAATCAGAAGAAAGGACGAAAAAAGTCAACCCCAAATCCGACATTAACTGTCATCTTTTCTCCTGATGGGGTAATTACAACTCTACTTAAATCTAATCTTGGTTCATTATCATTCATAAATTTTCTTATGAATTTTGAATCCAAAATTGGCATTTGTTCGACAAATTTAGCTATTTCTGCTTTATCAGTAGTTCCATTTACTTCTATAATTTCTTTTTGTAATCTCCAAGTAACTTTTGGAACTACTCTCCCTTTGGGATATGATTCTTCTAACTTACTTATTTCTAAAACCTCCCCATAAGTTAATGGTCTTAATTTAATTGTTGCCTGTGATTTAGGTAGTTGTATAATAAAACTACCATCTTCATTAGGTATTTGACCATTAATAACATTTAATTCATCTAAAGGAACTGTCGCCTGAAATGATTTTCTTGTTGAAGGGTCGATTAAATTCAAATTAATCTCCGGTCCAAAACCAGTATTTCTCAAAAAGATTAAAACTGCCTCCACATCACCTTCTAACATATCCTCAACTTTTAAGTCCGGTTCATAGATTTTACTTCTTAATAGTGTTGTGGTCATATCATTTCCACCCCCCATTAAAATGTTTTCATCATTAGCCGTTAGATATCCTACCTTGATAGATTTCTTTTTGTTTTTATAAAATATTCCTCCCGATGGTAGTGGTACTACATCGTGTGGTAACGTAAAATTTTGTTGTCCGTATTCGATTGCTTGATTTTCCATAT